GCTTAGTCACGCTTAACTAGACACGATTTGCGTGTAGTGTTTTTAGATACCAGTTTTGAGTGCAATACTTTGAGTGCATAGCTATGTCTTATGCGCCTTCGGCGATTGTAACGAACCCCCAAAATTTCTGTCAAGAGTAAATCTTTGGGTCGTGGTCGTATCGTGTCATACCAGGTCATACGTGGTCATATACCCAGTATTTTTTTTATCCAGCGTCGCCATGCTGGTGCATTTTCATCAGCATGCCAGAACTGTTGTTGAAACAAAACGTCTTCTGTTTTTTCTTCAATTGGCTGCTTGACCGCTTTCTTTTTGGATGCGGGTTTGGCTGCTTTGGTTTGGTCTTTCCTTGGTCTTCCTCTTGGCATCGATTTCACCTTGTAGTTGTTGTTCCACTTGCAGCATGATCCGTGCTTGTCCCTTTATCGTTAGTTCGATGTCAACGTCGACACCATCCAGGAACGCTTTGACTTCGGTAATCGATCGGCACACACCATACTCATACCCCAGGGCGATAAGCTGCTCACCGACGATGCGCTGCTGCTCTGTGGGGTAATTCTTTGGCTGCTTCAACTCAATGAACAATGGCATTGTCTTTGGCAGCATAATGATAAGATCGGGAAAGCCTGGCAATACACCCATTAGCTTTTGCTTGTGACGGTAATTAACGTGGTGTCGTCCTTCATTGGGACTGTGATGTATCATGTACGGTTCTGGCAACACCAGGTCCAGCCACTTGACGACGTGCTTCTGCAAATCATCTTCGGATGTGTACACACGTATCATACACCACGATCTATGTAAAAGTCGTTTGGCTGCACTTGCCCTTTCGTCAACTCTATGATCCTGGACATGTAATTCTTCGATCCACGGTTGCTGGGAATAAGACGATCTTTGTGTCCTTTTGGTAAGCACCAGCGTCTAGCCATCTGTGCGTGTCCCGCATCAAGAAGGTTTGCCAGTTGTCCGTATGACCAGCCTTTTTGTAATCTATAGTCGTTCAACGTCAATTTATTTTGCCTAATTCATACTTTTTTAGTCATATATACAAATTATATCTTGACGTTATATGACAAGTCAATCTACTGTTAGTAAAAAACCCTATCGGAAACCGACAAATGAATACTATAATGCAAACAAATCTACCGTTAATATTGAAAGACGATCACATGTCGGGTCATTTGTTAAAAAAAGCTATAGAACGCAGAGGTGTTAAAAAAAAGCACGTTGCCGACAAAAAAGGTATTACAGCGTCAACATTGGCACGTCAGATGGCTGGCAAGCATAGCTTGTCACTTAGAGATATACGCGAGTATTCAGAAATTCTTGATTGTCCGTACGAAGAACTGCTGCTGGACATTGCACCATTGCGTCTACTTGGAATGGTTACAGATATATCGCGTGTTGCTCTTGACGATGCGTCAGTAAAGCCAAAACATATACTGCCACCTTACTCTATACCTAGTAACTATGTCGGTTTAATAGATAACTCGCACACGCAACCAAATCTATACATATTCGACCAACGGCACATGCACATGCAAAGCATAGATGTTAGTTGTTATAAAGCGTTGTGCGTTATAAAACTTACACAAAAGGGTTTTGAAACTGGTCAATCACAACTGACAAGTAGAAGGTGGTCGCATCATGTTTTTCTTGGGTATCTTTATCCAGAACCCAATAATTTATACACATGTGCTAGTATTGCCTACTCTGGAACGCAATATACTGGTCTAGAACTATCTTGGGCAGCACCTATTCTTGCTTATCATTACAACCCTACAACGCTAGGGTGGCAGAATGTTGAGTGATATTGAACACCGTATAGCCACACTTACGGCTAAAATACAATTCTCTGGCAACAGACCAACGCAAGTACCAGAAACAAATGAGCATCACCATATACATAATTGGCATTGTGAAACAATAAACCGTACACGCTTTGCGCGACGAGTTATTACGTATAGTTACGAGAAGCCTAATGGGTTTACGGTTAAAGATTTGGTGCATGACTTACGCATAAGCGATGTAGCCGTGCGTGAAATGATTAACTATAGTATTAGCCAAGATTGGCTGGCAAAGAACGTTGCCACTAATACCTACAAGGTCACAGAGTATTCGCTAGAACATAATTTCAAATATGTAAAGGCACACATGGCAACGTGCCAAGCATGGATTGCTGAACTTAATTCATTGTTGACGGTCTACAATCACGATGCGGTCAACGGGGTTCCTTACTTCGACCCTACAAAATTCCAAGAAAAAAAATAAGTAACCGAAATTAATTTTTAAGTCACTTATGCAAAAACATTAGTTATGTTATTCGATTGCCTATGTTTATTGATGTTTTGCGTCAATACTATTTAAGTGACTTAGATAGCTACCTATTATACACTAGATGTATTACAGCAATAAAGCTTGTCATAAAACGTCAAATTATTATCCTAGTAGAAAACACTGGAAGGACTAATGATAGAAGCAGATGTAAGCTGGGCATCACGGCACAGCTATTATCACCACAGCAATTACCGTAGACGCAGCAAGACAGATATATTCTTTGAGAAGTGCTACGTTCGACCGCTGGTAAACGATGCCTGGACGGTTATTAAATCAAATGAAGCAACACCCGAACAAAAAGCAGATTGCTGGAATTATATTAAGATACTGGATAAAAAGCAGAACGGCGACGATAACGCAGCAATGATGGCGGGACGTGTGGTCCAAGCGATCTGCGACATGGTGCTGCTCGATAACATGGATATATCACAAGCCACAGCTGCGGGTATGGAACAAGCTATGGCATACGAACCGAACACCTGGCTCAAGAACGATAAAGAAAATAAAGATATGCAAGTGGACCACATACCCGACATAGCAAAGAACGCTATCGTCGGTCTGAAAGAAGCCATGCACAAAGCCAATAGGTATATTGGTGAACAAGAACTATTTGGTGTACTACCAGGCAACAAGCTGCCCTACTCCACCTTGCCAGACTATGATGTACGGGGTGATCTTAAAGTCAAAACATACACAATAGCCAACACAAAATCGGGATACAAACGGGCATCGCTACCCACCAAACTGCGGGGAAGTCCGTGGCTTGAAAATAACTTATCCCAGGTCGCTGGAATGTGGGCATTGAACAACCATAAGCCACCGTTCTTACTGTATGCCAGCAAAGATGATTATAGGCTGCTGACAGCCGAAAATTGCGATTGTCTGCACGAAGATAACCTACGCTTGTATGTCAGTGATGCCGTTGCAAAGAATATGGCGATTGAACTGAAGCTGCAAAAGTCAAACAACTTAAAAGAATTATTGGCAGACGAACTGCCAGATTTTCACGACTGGTTTAGAAAGCCACCCGAATATATCAAACATGCCGAAGAATTATGGAGGTCATATCATGGATGATGTCATCAAAGAGTTGATGAAAGATTTACAATTAGATTATAAAGATAACACTTGGGAAGTTAAACACGGCGGTAAAAGCATTACATGCGTAAAACATAAAGCATTGGAAAAAATCGCAGCGCATAAGCAAATAAGGTTCGATCCCCCCGCGATGATTGCCAACGATCCCGACAAAAGAGTGGCAGCTATGTGTGTGACGGGACACCTGGGCGATCGAGCAGAATGGGCAATCGGTGAAGCAGCACCAAGCAATAATAAAAATAATTACCCGTACGCTATGGCAGAGAAACGTGCCAAGGATCGTGTGATACTCAAGCTGCTAAACGTGGCGGGTGATTACTACGCACAAGACGAAGCGGATCAATTCGAAGAAGCCAAACCCAATAATGTAGAACCAAGAAAGAAAGATCCCGAACCCGAACCACAGCCAGATCCAGAACCCGCAGCAGAAAAAGAACCCGATGTCAAAGAACAGATCCAGGAGTGGGCAACCAAGGTCAACGAGGACATCGAAAAGCCTTTCGGTGCGGAAGCTATGTTTGTGGACCAGTGGAACCGTCTTATGGAAGAGTTGGATAAATGCAAGCAGCAATCACATCTCAATGCCTGGAAAGAGGGCAACAGACAATGGTTAGATAGATTTAAGAAAGACAAGCCAAAAGAATACAAAGAAATTCTTGGCTGGTACAACGTAAAGAAAGGGCAGATTTCAACGGGCAAACTATCATCAATTAGAGAGGACATACCAATATGAGTAACAAACCACATTTATCCGTAAGCAAGTTCACGATAGGCGAAAAAGAGTATCGCTTGTCTGGCTGGTTCAGTCCCAATGGACTATGGAACGAAGAAAAAAGTAGGTTCGATGCTATATCACCAAAGCAAGAAGCGACGATACGCGAAGCGGTGAATATACTGGCAAAGAACCAAATAAATTTACGCTGCACTATCCAGGAACGACAAGGCGACGACGTGCGTAACTTTCCAAACGTCGCAAAATTCACACTGTATGCAAACGAAGTTGCAGCAGCAACGAGTATCGACGATGACTTCAGCTAATCTAGTGCATGAAGTATTTCTCAACAAGCTGGTCTATGACACCAGGGACGCTGCCAAAATTTTATTTGGTAATGATGATTACAAGAATGTGCGTAAGGTAAGACGCATGGTTACAAGTGGCATCCTGGAGTGCCACCGCCGACCAACGTGCGATCAAGGACCACTACGCACAAGCATTTATATTTCAAAGAAATCGCTGGAGAAATTTCTTGATGAACGATGATCCAGTAAACTTACCAGCGCATTATCGCAACGGCGACATCGAGTGTATCGACGCGATCCGCGCTGCCCTGGGTGATGCGTACCCCGATTACTGTCGTGGTAATGTGATGAAATATTTGTGGAGATATAAAAACAAAAATGGCATTGAAGATCTATTGAAAGCGCAATGGTATCTCAATGCCATGATTGCAGCTACAAGGATTTCATAGTGCTTTTAGCAGCTTTTTTCAATTCGTCGTCTTGCTGTACTCTTTGAACGTAGATACCAAGTATAATATCTAAATCATTCTTTTCCTTGTCGAGAGCAGTTTGTCGTCTGTGAATATGATCAGACTTTATTTTCAATCTCGTTTCAAGTTCATCAAATTCCATCGTTTCGTAATGCAATTTCTCAAAGTATTTCATCGAACTGCTCCTTTAGGTGCATAAGCAAATACTTTGCGTATGCTGTAAGAATTTCGTGACCTTCGAAAGTAAACTGCTCCTTACCTTCTGCCACGCATCTGTCGTACATAGCTTGCAGCTGCTGTACCTTTTCCCTGGTAAAACTGATCGTGTTCATGCCATGTCCTTTCGTATCAGCGGATGCTGTTGAAAGGTTAGACTATCGTTCAGTTCGTCGAATGACATAGTGGGTGGCACGGTTTCGCCCTCGTCGTCGTAACCCGTTACCAATCCCAAACCCGCAAGCCGTTTGCCTTCGGGATGAAATTTTGACTTGATGTCCCAAAGCCACACAAACTTCTGTAACAATCCTTCGTCATCGACCCACACGCAATGCTTGTCATCCAAGTTTACAGCATCAACATACTGTGCGTTGATGGCATGTGCTGTTTCCTTATAGTCGCCCAGGTATGAGTATTTAATCTGAAACACAGCTTTACGAACTGGGTCGATCAGATACGCTCTTGTGTCCATGTAGTTCATCGCGCTGCAACCTTGCCTAACTTGTCATTCAGCAAGTTTCTGTTCGCTAGTTTCTCAGCGTCGTTCTCGATCCAGTGACCGTACACATCAATGGTTGTCTTAATGCTTGTGTGTCCCATGTACGTCTTGATCCTATTCCAATCGTTGCCATAGACTTTAAGCAGCTGCGACGCAAAGTAGTGTCGTAGATCATGCCAGCGTATACGCTCCACATTTGCCTGGCTACATGCCTTAAGTAAAATTTCGGGGAACCTACTGTCGGCAATAAGGTGACCGCTGCGCGAGTTAAATACACGCGGTCCGTTGTGCTTTGATGCCAACTTGAACTCACGCATCATGGTAATGATAAAATCAATCATAGGAACTTTGCGTGTACCCGCTGCGGTTTTCGTTTCTTTGACAATCATCGCGCCACGCTCGTATCTTTTGCCATCGACGAAAACATATTCACGATCGTAAGCAACAGCTTTGCTGACATCGATTTCACCATTGTCGAAGTCCAGGTCGGACCATTCCAACGCACGGAGTTCGCCTGATCGCAAACCAGTGTACGCAGCAAACAGATACATGACCTTCCACTGACCGCCTAGCTGGTCGGCTATGGCATGGATAATATCTTCGGATATTGGTGTATCTTTGACAAAAGATTTTTCTTCAGCACCGCCATCAATAACTAAACCATTCGGCAGCTGCGTAAACACATTTACTGAAATCACACCCTTACGCACTGCGTAGTCTAGTAGCATACGAAAATGCCCCATGTACTCAAGCACGGTCTTTCGCGCTCGACCCTTGTTGATGGCTTCAACAACACTTTCAACATCACCCACCACAAAGTCACGCACTCGCATTGTGCATAGCTTCGTACCGTCAACTTTGATGCCACGAATTTCGTGCATGCTTCTGGTTTTGTTGTGAGCATTTTTGCCGACGTTTCCAAGATGCTCAATGTAAACATCTAGCAGCTGGTCAAATGTCCAATCGGTTTTTTTATCCCTACCTTCCCGCACGCCTAATAACTGCTTTGCTTGCTGGTCCATGTAGTCCTGGGCAGCTTCTTTACTTTTGAAAAACTTTCGACCGTAACCACTGTCACGCAGATCAAGGCAGTAGACAGTTTTTCCATTATTTTTTCTCTTACTAATCATATTTATCCTCGCATATTGTTTGACGTTATACGTCAATAAATAGGCGAAAAAAAACAATAAGTCAATACCGTAGGTTTTCGATTTCCTACCGCCAGTTGTTTTTTATGGCATTATTTTTGGCATTAAAAAAATTAAGCCATTGATTTTATTGGGAAAATTGGTGTTTGGGCGTAGGGTTCGAACCTACGACCATAGTGTCATACCTGGTCATAAAGTGTCACAGAGTGTCATATTTATAAGGGTATGATGGTCATATGTGGTCATACTTGGTCATAAAGATTTATATTGTGTCATACTTTCCGTGGCATTACTTTGGCATTATCGTAGGAAATTTGGCATTATTTTGGGTAGTGGCTCCGCGGGTTGGGTTCGAACCAACGACCAATTGATTAACAGTCAACTGCTCTACCACTGAGCTACCGCGGAACACACAATAGCTTTGACACAAAACGACACAATTTTCAAACAAATTATTTTGCAGATGTATAGATGATTGTTGATCGGCAATTGACCTTGTTGACCACGGGATCACGATACTGCATCAGCACCTTGTCCCGATAGTAATAGCACACGTCTTTATTTGTAAATGCCATCCTTCGTAATTCGATTTGCTCTGTCATAATATCGGTCACTAACAGAACATAGATTACATAAACTGTGGTCACGCAAAATTCATTATTTGATAGTGGGGACTATCGAGGAACCAGGATCTTTTTTGTGACTGTCGCAGCGCAACATATTCCTCACGCAGTTCCAACGCACTCTTACTGTTATTTGTTAAATGTGTATGCCAGGCACACCCCCATTTTAGCGTCAAACCAACGTCTTCACTTGCTGCTTTGAAGGCATCCGCTACACGATCATAGATCGGTAGTTCCCAGCATACGTCCCCGTCAAGATAACAGACGACATCGACTGCGTGACTATAACCATCGTCTTGCGGGAGGTGATAGGACTTAAGCGTAGTAGATCGCCCAGCTGCCAAAAGTTTTTTTTGCGTTTCCATATCTCTTACACCGCACGTCACACCAAAATCAACGCTGCTCTTTTGCAGTGCCTTGTGTACGACTTCGACTAGTGACGGGTGTACTCCTTCCAGCCTGGTCTTGCTTCTGTTTGATAGCTTCCACATATTCTTCCTTTCTGATGATGTAGTCGATCCAATCGATGCCATGCTCGTAGGTCAACTCGCAGTGCTTGCAGCGATCTACAAACGACTGAAAACAAATATCGCAGATTAGCGACCGACTGCCTTTTGACTGGCACGGTGTGCAGCTGTAAAGCTGGACCCCTTTTTCATGCGCTTCAACATGTCACGGATGTGCTTGCCAGTGTGATGTTCACCGTGACGCTTCATTGCTTGCTGTTGTCTTTTCGTAAGACTATCTACGTTGACACCTTTTACTTTCATTTGTTTCTCCTAAGTTTTGAGAAAGACCGCAGTCCAAAACTGGCTGCGATGCTTGCGTACATTCCGTACTTGATAAAGTCGGGTGTCTTTTCTAAGTTTTCCCACCCTCTCGCCATGTGTTCTTGTATGCCCCAAAATGGAATAAAATTTGCCAAGATTAAAACGACAAAAAGACCAGTCCAAATTT